CGCTATAACCAAGTCCTGAACCTTCACCGTCATCACCTCTGTCAGTAAAGTTATGGGTGTGTCCTGAGTCTGTTACAGTATGTGTGTGAGTTACAGCAACAGCATCTTTAGAGCCGCCAGTGGCAGCAGCTGCGTACAAGTCACCAGCGCCTACAGGGAAACGATTATCGAAGTCAGGAAGGTTAAAGGTAGTAGTACCATCGCCAGCACCGAAGGTAGTGCCAATGACAGCGAACAAGGCTGAATAGATAGTACGACTAACAGCTGCACCAGTACATAGCAAGAAGCCTGTAGGAGCTGTAGCAGTAGGCCACTGAAGCATAGCACCGGAAGGCATCACAAGAGCTGCTGCGCCCATAGCGAAGGCTGTAGTTGCTATCTGTGTTGAAGACGTACCTGAAGAGGCTGTAGGAGCCGCTGGAGTGCCTGTGAACGTAGGACTAGCCTTATCAGCTTTAGAGGCTACAGCGCCACTGATGGCTACCAGTTCATCGTCAATCTCAGTGCCTTTAACGATCTTAGCTGGATTGCCAGTAGACAGTGCATCCTTAGCTGCAAAGTCCGTTACTTTTGTATAATCTGTCATCGTGTACGTCCTACCTTACAAAATACGTCCAGCTTCTGAACGCTAATTTCAAAACCATTAATATCTACTTCAAGACCAATCTGGATTACGTTACCGCTACCGCCAGCTTGAATCTTCTGATTATCGAAGACAATACCTGTCTCATATTCAGCAATACCGTACTCAGCGATACCGTATTCATCAGGGCTAGATGTCCCTAAACTAAACGGAAGTGAGCGATATGAGTTTGTGTAATCAAAACCGTACTTCAAAGCCATCGTTACACCTGAGGCCCCTACGATAGTAAATCCTACCTTCTTGAGTACCTTCACCTGAGATGGAGTACCTAGATCGAAGTGGTTACTGTAGTAAGCCATACGATAGACAGTTGTACGGTCTTTATTGCCTAGGTAGCTACCAACATAACCAGCATGACCTGTGAGCAGCTCCTTAGCTCTATTAGAGAACATAGCTGTAGGGACTAAACTCCAAGTAGTCACACGAGCTGAACCATCAGGTAATGTCTTACGCATGTCAAAGCAATACGTAGTTGATGAAGCAGGGAATGTGATTAAATAGAAAGCATTGACATCTGAGTACACAGCCTTGATGTTAGCTAAGGTTTCTTGTGTAGTGTCACGTACTAAGTCGTCACGGACGTTAGCACTGATGTCTCGCATAGGAGCTGACTTCTCTTGCACTGTACGAGCCAATGAACGTACACCTGAATCAGACAGGAATAAGACATCAGAGCCAGTAACTACTACTGAATCACGAGCACAGCAGCCAATACCGCTGATGTGGTCTTCTAAAGACATAGAGGAAGGATCTCTAGCGCCTTTATAGATCAAGATCTGACGACGACCAAAGACATACAAATAGCCGTTGTGGGCAGCTAAGGCAGTGATCTCATCTGAGCCGTTAGGCCACACCTGAGAGACATCTAAAGTACCTGCTGTACCTGTTGTCAATACGTGACCTGTAAGCAAGTCAGAGAACTGAATGGTGCTCTTAGCTGAGGCGTTGTTAGCTGACCATGTACGACCGTAAGCAGCGATAACACAGTTATTCTGAGAAACAGTGCCTAGGTAACCAGACTTCTCTGATACTCGACGGTAAGTAGTGGATGATACTGTAGGGTCAAAGATAAGAGGATCATGACCAGCTTGGTACAAGAACAAGACATTATTCAAAGCAGCCATCTGCCAGTTACTGTCTGTAATCGTAGGAGCTGTACCTCCACCACCGTAAGTCAATACAGTGAGAGTAGAACCACTCAACTTGAACAACTTATTGTTACCAGCTGCGATAGTGTAAGCAGTACCATCATTACCGATAAGCTCACCAATCGCCTTAATAGATGCGGTGCTTAGGTCGCTATTCACTGCATGTTTAGCAGTCCAGCCCTTACGAGCACCGATACGACCAAACTTGTCGATGACACAGTTAAGGGCTTGTGTGGCAAAGCCTGACTCAAGGGTAACAGAGCTATCCTGAGTGTTGACTCCCATGAAGCCGGGAGCTGCAATGGAAGAGGCTACTAATTGCTCAGCCATTACGGAGCTACCCAGTTCATCTCTTCTTCGTAACGATTACGCTCAATAGCGATCTCGTTAGCTAGAGACATCTTGTACAAGGCGTAAGCTTCTGAGGAGAGGTTACCACCATCTTCACCACGTTCAGCAATGGCTTTAGCGTAAGCCAGCTGAGACACTAGATGAGGAGGAGTTAAGATACGGGTATTGTCTGAAACCAAGTCAGCTTGAGGTATAATCAAGTTGAAACGCAAAGCATAGACTGTATCAGGGACAGGGTAAATATCAACCTGTGTGTCGTAGTTGCTGTCCACACCGTTGAAGTTATAGAACAAAGGAGCAGCAGATTGAGTCTGAGTCAACAAGAACTGCTTGTTCATCCACTTAGTAGGGGCGTAGCGGATCTCTGTATCGTTGGAGTCATTCAAGACATCAATGACACGGAAACGATTACCTGAGCCTACCAACACATAGTTGAAGATACCAGCTGAGGTGTTAGCTGTCAGGGTATCAGAAAGGACGTTCCAATCATGAGCATCCTCTACTTCACGCTTAGCGTCATTAACGAAGACACCAATCATAGCTGAGTAGTTAGACTCATTGACGCTGGACACCGTAGGCTCTCGCAAGCGACGGAGTACGTTATTTACTGTTTCTAGGTACGTAGCCATCCTTAGATGCCCTCTTTCTTGAATAACTCAAAGGTACAGATAGTGCTAAATGTGCTACCTGCTTCGCTAATCATCTTAATAGTGTCGCCTTCTTCCATGACGACATAAGCCCCACCATCAATACGTACATATTCCTTCGAGGAGACAGTATTCTGATTCTGAACGTAGATGTCAGTACTTGCGCTGGAGTCTGTCCAATAAGCTGTAATGTGCTTAGTTGAGCCTGTACCGTTGAACAAGTACATCAAGTTCCACTTAGCGTAGTAGCCAGTTGGAACCGTGTAGACAGTGGTCAGAGTGTTTGCAGTAAGGTTTAACCCTACCGATACAGGACGACTCATTACTTCTTCTTAGCTTTGTTCTTAGCTGTACGTGCACCACGTTGGGGCATCTTAGCCTCACTCATGGCAATAGCAATAGCCTGTTTACGATCCTTAACGACAGGACCACCTTTACCGCTATGAAGAGTACCTTCTTTGTACTCACCCATAACTTTACCTACTTTAGCTGTTTGTTTCTTAGTTGTTGCCATGATTGTGCGTATCCTACAGTATTTATTCAGATTTGTCAATAGATTTAGTAACATTAGTGGTAACGTCTTTGTAGATTTGTAGCACTTTATGCCCAATCATCAAAGCAGTGTATATCAAAGTAGCCCATAGGACCAATTCAGATACTTGATAACCAGCCACAGTAGCTAAGCTTACTGTCACTGGAGGTGCTGCCTTAGTTACCAGAGCTATCCCTGTTTCTGTTGTTAGATGTTCGCTCATTGTTTAAGGTACTTGAATAGGGTAAGGCATTGGAGCATCTGGAGGAATTGGGAAAAGTCTAAGAGTTTGATCTTGTGGGTCATACCAATAAACATCTGCAACTATTTCTTCTGAACAATCAATCCAAAACAAGCCATCAGCAACAGGGAAGATCTTGGAGTCTTGTTCAACTTGTGCAACACGGTAGCCAGTTTGTACAGGCTCAATACTTGAAATAAGTGCTTTCATTTTCATTACCATTCAAAAATTACAACGCCAGAACCACCAGCGCCACCGCTGCCACCACCGCCGCCGCCAGCTCCACTACCGCCACCACCACTGTTTGTAGCGCCAGCACGCCCTGCTGTGGCGTAAGTGCTGCCTCCACCACCACCGCCTAATATGCTGTTACCACCATTGCCACCAGTTCCATAGACATAACCAGTTGCATACATTGATGCTGTTCCAGAACCGCCGCCAAGGTTAATAGAGCCACCTGAAGCAGAGCCACCAGCGCCACCAGCAGTTCCTGCACCAGTGCCTCCAGCTCCTCCACCTGTTGCACTAATTGTTGAAATTGACTGAGTGCCTGAAGATACAGTTGATGTTCCACCTGTTGCACCAGCAGCTCCAGCTGCACCAATTGCAACTGAAAGTGTTGCTCCAGAAGTTAAGCTGGTCAAATAAGTTATAGCAGAGCCACCAGAGCCACCACCCCCGCCACTGTAATAAGTTCCAGATGATGAGCCTCCACCTCCCCCACCACCAACAACTGTTACTTTAACTGCTGTAATGCCGGTAGGGATAGTGAATGTACCTGACGAAGTAAATACTTGACCTTGAGTTCCGGGTAAACTTGTAACAGTAGCCCAAGTACTGTCACCACGCAAATACGTAGACGAGCTTGCTGTACCAGAGGCGAGTCGAGCAGTACCAACAGTGCCTGTAGACAAATCAGAAGCAGATCCACTTGCAGCAATTGCAGCTAGGCCTAAGTTTGAACGTGCTGTAGCTGTAGAAGCTAAACCAGACAAGTTACCAGACTTAGCTAAATACAGAGCAGGGTCAAATGTAGCGGCTGTTACAGCACTCGCTGCTGCTGCTGTGGCACTAGAGGCTGCTGAAGTCGCACTGTTTGAGGCGTTGGTCGCCGATGTACTAGCATTAGACGCAGACGTACTAGCTGCTGAAGCAGAAGAGGATGCGTTACTAGCTTGGGTAGCTGCTGTGCTTGCGCTAGAGGCAGCTGCTGTGGCGCTATCAGCTGCATCAGAGGCACTAGAGGCTGCTGCGTCAGCACTTGTATCAGCTGCCGTGGCTGAATTAGAAGCGTTAGTTGCTGCTGTGGAAGCTGTAGTAGCTGAATTGGATGCGCTAGTCGCTGAAGTAGCTGCTGCGTCAGCGGATGTGTCAGCTGCTGTGGCTGAGTTAGCTGCTGCTGTGGCAGATGAGGAGGCAGCTGTTGCTGAGGCTTGAGCTTCGTTCTTAGCTGCTAAGGCTAAAGCTGAGGCGTTAGTAGCGTCACCTGTGGCATCACCTGCGCCACCCGGTCCACGATAGATTGCCATGCTTATTCGGCCTCTACTGGAGTAACTACTTTATTGGTGCTTGTCTTCTTAGTAGCTACGGGAGCCTTAGGAGCTTCCTGCTCTTCAAGCTTGATATAACCCTCATGACCAACCATAGAGTCAATATCTACTTGGTTAGTGAACTCAATCACATTACCACTTACAATACATTTGTATTTAGCCATCTTTGTCAACCTCTCACTAGATAAGCCAAAGGAGCCGTCCTTTTGAGACAGCCCCTTCAGTTTAGCTATTATTAAGCTGGAACAACCAGTGCAACTGCACCGTAGTCACGCAACTCGCCAACACCGTACAATGTATCAGCAGTGAACAGAGTACCGAGGTATTCTTGTTTGTACTGAGTTTGTGAACGGATACCGACTTGCTCCACCAAAGCGAAGCTATCCTTGTGACCCATCAAGCACACACGAGCGATCGAAGTGCCAGAAGCAGGGTAAGCAGAAGTAGCAGAAGCGTGGTCAGCGTTGCTAGACACAAACACGCCCATGCCATACAAGTTACCAACTTCACCGTTGCGGATGGTGTTGCCAGAACCGGACTCACCAACGAAGGCTTGTTCAGTGTAGCGGCTCAAACCCATCAAGGTGTTACGGCTTGAAGGAGGGATCACAAAGAAACGACCGTCCATAGGAACGTCAGAATCATCCAAGCGTTGAATAGTGCGGCGAATAGCAGCATCAGTCAAAGCAGAGGCGTTACCAGTGTTGGTGTTAGCAGTGTAGTCGAAGGTTGTTGTACCATCACCACCGATAAAACCACCTGTGTAACGTGCGCTATCAGCAGTACCACCATTGGCAGAACGACCCAACTGAATCAAGTCTGTATCGACTTGTTTAGCCAAGGCATAACCCGCATCAGAGGTGTAGAAGTTACGCATAGAG